GCATACTCATTGGCCTTGAAATCTGCTGGACAGTAGCACCAAGCACCCGTCTTTTGGCTACCGAAAAACAGGCGAACTGAAGCATCTTGTCCACTATACTCAGCGAAGTAGAAATACTCATCAGACTCATCTTTGTCACTGCTTGAAAATACGCCACCTTGCTGTGGCTTATCCTCAGACACCCAGGTCTGCCTGTCAAAGTTTGACATATCCGTGTAGCAAGACTCGTAATTAGAGTGACGCCTGAAAAGATAAGAGTCATCTTCTTGACTTGTATGAAAATGCAACACTTCTTCCCAATGCTCATCTGTCGTCATGTCATAAATGTGAACGACATACAACTTCAGGTATTTGACATACTCTCTTTCTGTGAGCTGTGCTAATTTGTCTTTGCCTTCATTCCACAAACCAAAAGGAGCGATGGCGCCAATACCTAACCAAGTAGGATAACCTGGTGCCAAACCATCCTGCATGTTTTCAGGTGTAACTGATGCTTGCCAGACAGAAACGACTTGCTTGTGTCCGAATGAAGTTTGCTCAATCAAATACGAACCCAAGTGGCGCTCAAGTCCATAGGGTCTAGGCATAAAAGTATTGACATCTATGGGGGGTGGAAATGACTCGACATCGATTCCATAGCGTCCGGCATTGAGTTTTGTATCATATTGACACACAACTCCAAATCCACCACGTGCTTCCCAGGCACCGCGGTCCTTGCGCATGTTCGCAATCCAAGGCAAACCCCAGTCGGGTGCATTTGGCGACATACCATCGACGATTAAATCAACAAGTTTTGTTCCTTTATCGACAACAGCCATTACTCACCCCTTGCTTTGCGTTTGGCCCACCAAGCTTTCACTGCTTCAGATGTTTTAGCCTTTGTTGTATCTGATCTATTTTTGCCTATTTTTTTAGCCCTTGCTTCTTCTGACTGAGGTTTGCCTTTGAATGCTGCAGATAGTTTTGCCTTCGTTTCATCAGAAAGTGTTACTCCTTTACGGTTGGAAATTCTACCTTTCTTTGTTGCAGAAATCTTTGCCTTTGTTTCATCTGCGTGTTTCGAACCAGGTATGCCGCCACCTTCACCTCCACCTCTCAAATTTTTGCACAATGGGTCACATTGCCACAATTCACCAACGAGCATAACTTCAGCCCAGTTCATTTTTTCTTTACTGTCAAATTGAGCCAGGCACTCTTTCACAAACTCTTCAGGAGGATGTGACTTGTAGATTCTTTTCCAAAGCGTGCCTGACCCATAGTATTCATCCTGAGTCCAGTCAGACAAGTTAGGTGGCATTATGCGCTTACCGATATAGTAGCGTCCAGTAGGAATGTGTGTGATTTTGTAGCAGTAGTAGTTCATAGCTCTATTGTATTCGAGGTTGTCCCAGAAGTCATTTTTGCTTGAGTCCATAGGATAATCCTTTAGTGAGAAGTTTGTGTCTCTGAGGGCAACCTCGTTATTCTGAGAACCATCAGTATGCTTCATATGGACTGTCATCTCCCACAATACGATTTGCCGGCACCAGCATGCCTCTGGTCAAGAATGCTTTCAGATTCTCGAGCCTTGCTGCGAGTTGTCGTTCTATTTGATTAGATGTTGCAGAATCCAACATTGCATACTGTTTTGCTGCAATCAGAGCAATGCAATCGTGATATTGCAGCAAATCATCGATCCATTCAGGTGGTGGAAGGGGTCCTGGTGACAGATTTGTCCAATCTACTTCAGTTTGTGGAATGTATTCGACACGCAATGCAGCAGATGGAACTTGCTGGAATAGAAGTTTTGTGCCCTGCAAAATGTATTTGTTGGGCCAAGTGTATCCTGGAGAAATCAAAGATTCATAGGAGTATGCAGGTTCCAGAATGGTGCCGACGGGTGGAGTCGTTCCTTGAGCAATAGTCGTGACTCTGACAATCTGTTGCAGTCTGTCACCGTCATTGACAACAAGCGGTCCCATAATCGGGTTGGGTGCGGCAGCCAAATCAAACTCATTGAGTGTGATGATCGGTGTCGTCAGCACTTTGTGGAATCTGTTCGGATCGATATCAGAAATGTAGTGTCTGAACTCTTCATAGGCGATACTGAGGAGTGGTCCAATCACATTGTCAGGAAGAAATGTTTGATCAGGCTCATCAATTATATACCGAAAATACTGAGCAACATCATGTACGTATTTAAGTTGTGCCATTACATCACTCTCCCGCCGGTCATTGCCAATGCTGAGTTATCAACCTCTGCCGCCTCACCGGCTGACATAGCATTCAGTGCAGCTTTTCTCTCACTTGCCTTTACATATTCTTCAGCTACCTGAGCCTGAGATATCGGACTTCCCATTGTTGCAATCGTTGGTGAAGCAGCAACCTGCCTTGGGAATACTTTCTCTCTGCTCTTTGCATTGTTGAAAGCTTCGTCAGGTTGTTCCTGAGATGCAGTCGCCACTGAAAGCAGAATGTCTCTAATGTATTCCTGGCGCTCAGGTGTGAGGTCATAGTATTCTGGTGCACGAATGAAGTCACCGAACACTTCCTCGAATGCCTTCAAATCATCAGTCAAGAAGATCTCAATTGCAGCACCCGCCTTGACAGCATCCAACATATCCTTGGCATGAGCAATGCCAGCCAACTGATCGATGATGTAAGCGTTACCAGTGCGGAAGTTAATTTCTGCCATCGCCTGCTCTTTGTCGATGAGTCCTGCCTGATAGAGTTGAATGGCTCTGGTCTCACGCTCAACAGCATCTGATTGAAACAGAGTATTGGCCTGAATGAATACTTCAGGAACATCAACAATGTCAGCAGATGAAACAGCTTTGAAAACAACTTTGCCCATTCTGTCAAGCATTCGATACATTCTGGCTTCAGTGTAATACGCCTTCATGTAGACGAGCACCACTTTTGCCATTTCACCAATTGAATGTTCAATAGCATTTTGAGTCATTTGCAAAGAGCTCATGTCAGCAGCGGTCATTTCTTGAATGGCTTTGCCTGACAGAATACCGATTTGCCTCTTACCCAGTGTAGAACCGTGCACGCCTGAGACATCCATCATTTCAGATTGCAACTGTCTAATGTTGTCAATCACATAGCTGGGAATGGGTGCAGCGGCAACCTGTTGAGGAATTCCGCCGGCAGGATTGTAGAAGATTTTCTCACCAGCTCTCTTGGTAATTGCATTTGGAGCAATACCTGCAGATTTTGGAACCAACCACTTTGGATTGGCCATCATCTCAACATTGTGAAGAATTTGGCCACGGCACCTGTTGTAGTATGACTGAATCTCAAGCAGAGGAGTCAGAAGAGAAAGTCCCCAAACTCTGTTGCGAAGCTCAGTCCACTTGATGTGCTGGCAAGGAAACACTTTGTTAGGTGTCTCACCCTCAAAAAGCCAGATGTCACCCAAGATAATGCCGTGTTGACCCTTTCTGGTGTACACTTCGAATGTCTCAAGCTTTCCAGGAGGTGTGTAGTTAGCATAGTAGTAGCTTTGGCCATCAACATAGTTGACACCGCCATCTGCCCATTGCTGCCCACTGTTTTCCTGTTGAGAAACGTAGTCCTCAATTTCCTGTTGCTTTTCTGGATATGTCTCAATCAGATCTTCTTTTGTGTAGAAGCGTCTAATTGCAATCCATCTGGAATCTCTGGTATCTACAATGCCACGCTCGTAGAAAAAGTCGAATGGTTTTACCACTTCAGGACAAATCTTTTGCTTGTCTGGATCGTAGTATGTGTGCAATAGGACATTACCGCAAGGAATGATCCACTGCACTAATTCATTGACGATGGCCTCAATGTTCTCTTCTGACCAGTAGTAGCGAAGTGCAGCCTCAGATGACTGACTTTTCAGAATGTCATCGTATGATGGGCTAGCTGGCATCACCACCACACCTGGATAAGCAGCAACTAGGCGACTCACTAGGTTGCGGTAGAGTGGAAGTAGCAGATTGATTGTGGGCAAATTGTCGTTGGTGCGCACCGTCAACCATGACTGAAGATTTTTGTCATAGGACAGGTGCTGATTACCTTCGAGAAATTTAAGATTGAGATCCCACTGCTTCTCCTCAACGGCTTTGGCAGTCTTTGCCTCATCAATCTTGCCTTTGATGTTTGGTATAAAACCTGGCATTACTCGCCCCCAAACAGGTCACCAAGTGCTTCACCACCCATTTTGCCCATTTGAGCGCCTTTCATAGCACCTGCAGGTCCGCCCATAAACTTTGCACCCAAGATGGCACCAATGATAGAACCCAACCCGGAAGCTTTGTTAGAAAGTTTCTTAGCACGCTTTCTCTTAGCTTCTTTCAACTTATCAGTGAATTCATCTTCGGTCTCATCAACCTCGTAGGCGCGTTTTACTTCTTCATACATGGAACCCCCGGGGGGCGGGGTCCTCAGCACCGAGGAGGAGGAGGATTGTGCTGAGGACCCCGCGTTTATTATAGCCTAGACTGCCTTAGACTAATTATAGGCTAACTTAGAAATCGATACCGGTCAAAACACCATTGGCGTTTGGACGCAAGCATACGGTCTCGTAGTAAGCGCGGTAGAATCCTTCATAGGAGTCCGTCATCGAACCACCTGAGAACGAGCGGGCCAGAACGGCACCGTCGAGATCAGCGAAGCCAGGCTTCTCAAGCTCACACAACTTCCACTCCTTAGGAGCGAGGAAGAAGAACGAACCGAGGAATACTGACTGGGAGGTACGAAGAGGAATTCCACCGTAGGATAGGCCAGTGAAACCACCGTCACCGGTCTTCTTGGAGTCGCCAGCCTGCACAAACAGGTTAGCGGCCGCAGTACCGACCAACAGTGAGGTGTACTCCTGACGCATGACAGGACTCATCAGAATGAGCTCAGGCGCCATCGAAGAACGCTGAGAAATCTGATCCAACACTGCCTGCATACGGTCGAGGTTCAGAGCCTGGTAGGCATCCAGAACCACAGGAACTCCACCGTTGGAAACAGTCAAGTGATTTGACTGCAACTCGGTAGCGGTACCGGTAGCCGTAGTGCGGTCAACACCGAAGTGTGATGGCGAAGCAAGGTTGGTCGTGATACCGGTTGGCTCAACAGAAGCACCACCTGGGATCAGACCCGTGGCAGCCACAACTGCAAGAACCACACCACCAGGAACGGCAGCGGTATTGATAGCAGCGTTGAATGTGATGGAGTCCGAAGTCACCGCATTCACCTGAGTAGCCGCACCAACAGCCGCGTACGTATCCAGACGAACAAGCTGGGCAGTGTTACCTGCACCAACGAGAACGCCTTGCGAACGACCGCTGTACTGGAAAGTAGCAGCATTTTGCTTCTGCCACACATAACCGAGAACCGAACCACCGAAGATGGCGCGCTCGTTAGCGGCGACTTTGACGTCCTCAACCAACTTATTCATTTCAGCATCGACGTAGCTGATGAATGCATTGGCACCGGCCTTCGCAGCCGAGATAGCAGGACCCGTAATGCGGAACTTACCGTAGAGGAACTTAGCCGTTACGGTAAGCTTCTCGTAACCTTCCTGATCGGTACCAACAGGTAGCGCACCACCGTCAGCCGCAAAGCCGACCGCGGTATTTCTGCGTACGTGGACAGGGATAATGACCGTCTTACCAGACCAGTCGACCGTAGCCTTCTGGAACAGGTCATAGACGAGAACTTCTTGATTGAGCTGCTC